TGTAAAAACAAAGATCATCAAAAAGTATCTGCCACTTATTAATCAGCAGATCAATAGGTATCTACAGATGATGGACTTTTACATCAATTTCACCCTTGATGAGGAATTTAACGAAAGCGTAAAGTCTCCTATCCATGAAGACTTTTCATACGCTTCATTTTCTGAAGGTGAGAAAATGCGAATCGATTTAGCACTACTTTTTACATGGAGGGAGGTAGCACGATTTAAAAACTCAACTAACACAAATCTACTAATCATGGACGAGGTGTTTGACAGTTCACTGGATACTTTCGGTACAGATGAGTTTATGAAAATTATTAGATACGTTCTTAAAGGAGCAAACATTTTCATCATCTCACACAAAACTGAACTACTTGACAAATTTTCAGCAACAATTAAATTTGAAAAGATCAAGGGATTTAGTCACTTACTATAATGAAACTTCCAAACTGGCAACACCACTCCAAAAAAGAAAAGAAACGACACCTAAAACCACAGGCATTGCGTCAAGCAAGAAAGCGACGTGGACAGTTAATAAAGTGTCTACTCAACCGTCCCAAGGGGCGGTTTTCTCGTTATTATAGGTATATACGAAACGAACACTATGTACGCATTTAATGAAGTTAAGGGACATCTTGCAAGACTCCTAGCAACAGAAAACCTTATTGTAGAAAACCGTGCAGTAGAAACTGCATCATTCAACGTTGAAACTCGTACCCTTGTTTTACCACTCTGGGAAAAGGCAGAAGACATTGTATATGATCTACTAGTATCCCATGAGGTTGGACATGCTCTATACACTCCACAAGAAGAGTGGAAGGTAACCTATCCACATCTTCCACAGTCTTATGTAAACATCACTGAAGATGCCCGTGTTGAGAAGTTGATGAAGCGTCGTTATGGTGGTCTTACTAAAACATTCTTCAATGGTTACAAATCACTTCATAAGCAAGACTTCTTTGAACTTGGTGAAGATAACTTAAGTAATTACAGTTTTATTGACCGTATCAATCTACATTTCAAGGTTGGTAACTTTGTTACTCTTCCTTTCAATGAAGCAGAAAAACCATTCATTAAGAAAGTAAGTGACACAGAAACTTTTGCTGAAGCACTTAAAGTTGCTGATGAAATCTTCCAGTTTGTAAAAGAAGAGAATGAAAAAAAGGAACAGTTATTAAAAGATTTACCTACTCCTGATAGATCTGAAGAGTCTTTTGAAGGAGGATCTACTCCTACAGAATCATCTGATGAGGAACCTACAGAAGAACAACCTAACTCAAACGTAGAAGTTGAAGCAAAGAAAGAAGATCATAATGATGAAAAGACAGAATCTAATGTACCTAAAAGTGAGAAGACTGGTGGTTTCCATGGAGAGCAAGAAGTAAGAACTGATGACATCTTTAATAAGAATATCTCAGAACTTAACAACAAACAGGACACCAGATCTCCTATCTATATGGAGTTACCTAAAGTCAATATTGATAATGTTGTAATTTCTAACGAAGAGATTTACAAGACAGTAACTGACTACTGGGAAGAAGAACAGAGACGTAATCCTGAACGCGACCTTTTTGGACTTGTAGATCAGGACTTTGCAAAATTTAAAAAATCAGCACAAAAGGAGGTAAGTTATCTTGTCAAAGAATTCGAGTGTAAAAAATCTGCTGACGCATATGCCCGTGCTACTACTAGTCGGACTGGTATTCTCGATACAGCTTTATTACACACTTACAAATTTAATGAAGACGTGTTCAAAAAAGTCACAGTAGTTCCAGATGGTAAGAATCATGGATTGATATTTGTACTTGATTGGTCTGGTTCTATGGCATCTCAATTATTAGAAACTTTGAAGCAGATGTACAATCTCCTTTGGTTCTGTAAGAAATGTCAAATTCCTTTTGATGTTTATGCATTTACTAATGAGTACAAACTCAGGACTCGTACTATGGAGGAAATCAAGAATAAGATAAATGTTCATGAGGTAAAAACAAATCAATTCAATATTCCTGAAGAGTTCAGTATGCTCAACCTATTTACTAGTAAGGTAAGAACTGCTGAACTTAATGAACAGATGAAATTAATTTATCGTATTGCTTCTGGATTCTCTCACAATTTCTATTCTGCAGAATACAGTTACCCTTATGCCCTTGGACTATCAGGAACTCCTTTGAATGAAGCACTAGTATGTCTTGATGGAATTATTCCTCAGTTCAAACAGCAGAACAAGATTCAGAAAGTTCATTGTATTGTTCTTACTGATGGAGAAGCACAATGCAGTAAAATGAATTCTCTTGTTAAGAGACCTTGGGATGATGAATCACATATGGGTACTCGTGGTCTTGGTGAAAGAGTGATTCTTCGTAATCGTAAGAATGGACATTCCTATGCCTTTCCAAATTGGTGGGGAAGTCATACAAAGTGTTTCAACCGCTATATCAACGATCAATTCCCAGAAGTAAACTTGATTGGTATTCGTGTTTGTCCTACTCGTGACTTTGCCTCTTTCCTTCGTGATGGACTTGATGACTCTAACAAATATGAGGAGATCTTAAATGATTGGAGAAAGAGTCGTGCTGTTTCTTTCGATGCATATGGTTACAACAGACAGTTTGCTATCGCATCAAGTGCTTTGAGTAATGATACAGAGTTTGAAGTTAAAGAAGATGCAACCAAGGCACAGATCAAGAGAGCATTTGGTAAGTCACTTAAAACTAAGAAGATGAACAAAAAGATTCTCTCAGAATTCATCTCAATGGTGGCATAAATATGGATATGAGATATGAAGAAGGTGATGAGGGGTACATGCAAAGACATGTTTTTGCTAGTCCAGATGATCCATTTTATGATTATAAGGATGCTACCCCAGATGTCAAAAGTATAATCCATTGTATAAATTTACATGGAGATAATTTAGTTGGTGCTGAGATAGGAGTTCATGTCGGGGAAAGTTTTTTAACCTTATTACAAAACTGCCCTAACATTTCAAAACTTTATGGTGTTGATTCTTATGTTCCGTATGTTGATTATCTAAAAGAGGATAGCGAAAGTTATAATCCAATTGTGGTAGATAAAAAACAAATTGAATATATTAAATTAATTTCATATCACAATCAGGAATTTTCTGGTCATAAAGATAAAATTGTGTTCTATGAAATGGATAGTAATGAAGCAGCAAAAAAAGTAGAAGATAAATCTTTAGACTTTATTTTTATTGATAGTTACTGTTCATTTGAACAAGCAAAAAATGATATAAAGGTTTGGTATCCGAAAGTAAAAGATGGAGGAATCTTTGCAGGTCATGATTGGAATATACAGTTAATTCAATTAGCAGTAATGAAGTTTAGAGAAAGTCAAAATATAAAGTCTCGAATGAGTACATACAACGATACTTGGATCTGGTATAAATAAATCGATATAATATAACATTATGGTTACTATCTGGAGTGTTGATGAACTAGTAGAGGCATCTGCTGTAAATCCTATAGAAGAAATTGATAAAAAATATTATGAATACGGACCAGGATTTGGATACTATATTCTTAGCAATGTTTACAAAAACTTTGATAAGTTTAGAGAAGTAGTCCGCTCATGTCCTGTATATCCAAACATCATGAGTAAACTGAATCCATTTTATACTGGTACAGTTCCTGATCCATTAGTTGCAAAAGTAAGAGATACATTATCTACTAAGAAGTGGCACACTCCAGTTTCTTCGTATATTAATTATTACCATCACTCAATTATTACTGCAACTAAAGCACAAGCATGGCCACACAGTGATAGTTTTGAAGGTAGTGGTAGAGTTTTAGTTTGTAATGGTTGGTTATCTGAACATAACCCTAAGAATAAAACTTGTTTCTACTACAATAAGAAAACTGGAAAATATACTTGGACTGAAAAAGAATATGCAAGTGCTGTTCCTAATTGGAGAAGAAGAGCAGATAATAAATTTAGAAACTTTGTTGAAGATGATACCTTAGTGAAGGTTGCTGAAGCACCAACTGAACCAGGAACAATCAGTATATATTTTAGTGATCAGATCCATGCCCCACATGTTGATTATGATGCAAAAGATGAAAGACACTCCTATGTTTTGATGTTTGGAGATAATGCATACATGCAAGACACTGGTGGTCCTGATGAGAATGCGTTGAAACCACCTAATTCAATGTCAGGTATGCTATTGTAACCAGTTGATAAAGTGTCCACTGTACATTGCACTGGTGGTATCATGTATTATAATATTAATATAAATCAAATTACTTTATCATGACTGCCCCATTTGAATTAAAGATGACCGAACAAGAAGCATTCGACGGATTAAAAAAACAATTCGGTACCGAGTTCACAACACCAGAGGTTCGTGCATTCTGTGCTATGAACGATATTGCTTATGCTACTGTCACTCGTAAGATTGCACAATACAAAGTTAGTAAAGGTAAGTGGAATCTAACTCTTCAAGAGAAACTTGAGAAGACTTACGAAGCACCATCTGGACATCCAGTAGCAGAGAGAAACCTTGTTCCTGACAAAGACCCTAACTATGTTCCTTTTGGCAACTATACAGATGTTAGAAAGATCATTCAATCTAAAATATTCTATCCTACATTCATCACTGGTCTTTCAGGAAACGGTAAAACCTTCTCAGTTGAACAAGCATGTGCTTCTCTAAATAGAGAGTTAATACGTGTGAACATCACAATTGAGACAGATGAAGATGACCTCATTGGTGGATTCCGTCTTGTCAACGGTGAAACCGTTTGGCATAATGGTCCAGTCATCGAAGCCTTGGAGCGCGGTGCGGTTCTATTGCTTGACGAAGTTGACTTGGCTTCCAACAAGATTCTTTGCCTTCAATCAATCCTCGAAGGAAAAGGAGTCTTCTTAAAGAAGATTGGTAGATTCATTAGTCCTGCTTCTGGATTCAACATCATTGCTACTGCCAACACAAAAGGTAAAGGTTCTGATGATGGTAGATTCATCGGTACTAACGTATTGAACGAAGCATTCCTTGAGAGATTTGCCTTGACATTCGAGCAAGAGTATCCTACTGTTGCTACAGAGACAAAGATTCTTGAGAAAGCAGCAACATCACTTGCTGTTCTTGACAAAGAGTTCTGTTCTCATCTCGCAAACTGGGCAGACATCATCCGTAGAACATTCAACGATGGTGGTGTTGATGAAGTTATCTCAACACGTAGACTTGTACACATTGTTAGAGCATTTGCTATCTGGCATGATCGTATGAAAGCAATCAAAGTTTGCACCAATCGTTTTGATGACGAGACAAAGCAATCATTCTTAGAATTATATGATAAGATAGATGCAGATGTAGTTCCAAACGAGGTAAAAGATGAGCAAACCGTTTGATGGTTATCTTGGACACATCCTCCGTCTTAAAGACGGTAGGAGTGTTCGCATCATAGGAGACGGAGGAGACGAGTGGAAGGCAACACATAAAATAAATGTTGTTGACCTTGACGGAAATGAATTTCAATGCTATCATAGTGACATAGATCATGTCTGGAGTGAGAATTGAAATACAATGAACAAGAGATCTTGAAACAGATCTCAGAGTATATCTCTAGCACCTACGGTGCACACTACAGCAAACATGGAATCCAAACATTGGATCTCATTGATTCTGTTGGTGATGCTGAAGCATTCTGTAGGTCTAACATTTTGAAATATGCTTCGAGGTATGATAGAAAGGGAACAGCAAGAAAAGATCTATTCAAAATAGTTCACTATGCAGTTCTCCTTCTACACTTTAGTGATAAGTCTGCTAGAGCAGCAGAGTTAAACGCTAACACACCTACAACCTTTTCAGTAGATTATGACAAATGAGTAAAGTAACACTATCTAAAAAAACATTAGACGTTCTTAAAAACTTTTCGACTATCAATTCATCAATTGTATTTCGTCAAGGTTCAACAGTTAGAACCATATCTAACGCAGAAAATATTCTAGCAAAATTTACAGGTGAGGAAGTATTTCCTACTGACTTTGCAATCTATGATTTGAGTCAGTTCTTGATGGGTATATCTTTGTTCAATGATCCACAGTTAGAGTTTACAAGTAAAGATTTTGTAAACATCAAAGGTGGTCGTCAATGTGCAAAGTATTATTTTTCTGATCCTGAGATTACATTGAAGAGTGCACCAGAAAAGAATGTAAAATTTCCTGGTTCTGATATACAATTCTCTCTTACTGCTGAGGATCTAGTTAATATCCAAAAAGCATCTGCAGTTTATAGTTTACCTGATCTAACTTTTTATTCAGAAGAAGGATCAGATATTATTAAATTAATTTTGAGAGACAAAGAAAATGATACCAGTAATACTTACGATCTCTCTGTCAAGGGTACTGCTACTGGCACCTTTTCTCTTGACCTTAAGATTGAGAACATTCGTGTTCTACCAAGTGACTATGTTGTTAAAGTATCTCAACATTTGATATCTGAGTGGACAAGTCAAGATGCAGATCTTAAGTACTACATTGCCCTTGAACCCGCATGAAAAT